CATATTAGAAATAGATATGAAGAACGTCACAGTTTAGAGGATCTACCTGAATATAATGTTTGTACTACTAAATGCGCATTAGACGCTGCTATTAATATATTAAGACAAATTAAAGGAGAAAAAGGAAAATGTTCTAGAACAGAAAAACCAGAAAAATGTATAGAACGATTAAATAAATTAGAAATAAAATGGACTGAAAAAGTTAAAGATTTAAAAGATAGTTTGATAAAATATGAAAAAGAAGCTAGAGAGGAAAGAGAAACTCGTAAATATTAAATCAACCAACGAAAGGAAATCAAAAAATGTTTAGAGGATTCAATTTAAAGTATCCGGAATACGAAGTAATCACACCTCAGACTAAAAGATCATTTACTTTGAGGTCATTGAATGTCAGTGAAGAAGAGAATATGAAAGGGAGTATGATGACTCCATTGAAAATTACGGAGCATCTTAATTCATGTATTTATGAAGTCTTAATTAAAAAGCCAGATGATATTACTGACTTTAAATCTTTTTTAACTAAGACTACAATTAAAGATAGAGAAGCTTTATTGTATGGTCTTTATCATATTACATATGAAGAGATTAGAAATTATGAAATAAAATGTGCAGCATGTAAAAAGGATTATCCTGTTACAGCTAAAGCATCTGATATGTTTGGATTCAATATTTATCCTAGTGATGATAATATATTAGACATACGTATTAGAGTTGATCTTCCTATATCTAAAGGTATTTCAGTTTATATTAAACAACCATCTTTAGAAGATGAAGTTTCATCTTTAAAAAATTATGCAACTTTAGCTGGAACTAATATGGATATTATCACTCAAACATTAATAATTGATAGATTTGAACAAAGTACTGATTCACCTGACCCAATTATTTATGATCAACGTGGTGATATTATAGATGCATATAGAAGTTTACCTTCTAAAGACAGAAAAGAAATCAATGCTAAATATACTGAAAATTTTGGTAAATATGGTATTGAATTAAAAATGAGAACTTTCTGTCCATCATGTTCCAATGAGGAGGTAATCAATATCGACCTTGTCGAAAACTTTTTTCGTATGGTGTACACGGTATGATAATATAAGTGAGTTTAAGAAAAATTTACAAGAAAATATTTTTGCATGTAAAGAATTAACTGGAGAAGGATATATAGACATAATGTCCTTACCTGTTGAAAGATTCTATGGTCTTATAAAATGGAAAACAGACTTAGAAAAAGATAAGCAAAAGATGATGAACGAAAAAATACAAAAATAGGATATAATAAATGGCCTCAATTCTAGACAAATTTATTAATAACTCTATAGGTGCACGTGGTAGGATTACAGATTATACATCTACTATTACACCATCTGGAGACTTTGATAGAATTTATGAATTAAATGCTATTTTAATGTCATGGAATACTATATTAATTACTCCATTAAGAAGTTATACATATGATCCTGATTTTGGTTCTGAGTTATATAAATATGTATTTGAACCGTGTGATGATTTTACAAAAGATGAAATTCAAAATGAGATTAAATTAAGATTAACAACATATGATGATAGAGCTTCTATTGAATCAATTGATATTTCATATTTTCCTAATAAAAAAGGATTCACTGTAAATATAATAGCAAATTATCAAGGAACTACTGGGAGTTTAAATACTCCTATAGATCAATCTACATATTACAATTTCTTGAGATCTCAATGAAAATATTCTATTATTTTGTATTAAAGAATTATCGTGGATTATTTCGTAAAAAGTTTGTTGGGAATACCCACTTATTCTTAATTCCTAGAGCTGGTGATGATTATCTATATTTAGCCCTTTTAGGAAATATTGTAGATGAAGATAATTCATATGCTTGCGTATTAATATCAAGAATTCCTGATGATTTATTAGATGAAATAATTAATGGTGAACATAAACATTTTGGTGAAAGATTTGAATTAATTGATGAAATAAAAGTGAACACTATTAATGAGAATAAAGGTGAATATGAAATAAAAGTATTAAGTAAAAGTCAGCATATTCTTTCCGATTTAGAAATGATATATAATGAAGACTTAAGTTCAAATTCAAAAAGGATTTATATTATTAAAGGTAAATTAAATTTATCAACAGAAGATGTTGGATTAGATTCAACACTTAGAATTGATGCTTATAAAAAGTTAGCATTAGTTTCTAATAAAAATAGGAAAGTCTGATCGGGGAGGATATGATGACTAAAGAAATTAAACTTGATAAAAAAGCTCTTGAATGGGCTTGTAAACAATTAATGATAAACTCAGCTAAAAATGATAAAGTAATTAAAGAAAGTACTTCATTATCGGAACATGTAAAATTCATTAGTTGGATTAATGAATTATCTTATATTCAAACCTTAATGTTATTCTTTGATAATAAATATATTAAAGTTAATGAACAACATGTAGCTGAGCCTCAGATTAGACAAAAAGAGTCTAAAATTAAAACTGCTCTAAAATATGGATTGGCTGGTGTTGCTGGAGGTATGGTTAATAATGGAACAGGATTAGCTGCAATGTTAGTTTATTATTTTTATAGAAGATCAAATGATGTTTGTCACAATCAATGTAAAACATCAGCTGATAGTAAGAAATGCCAATATATTTGCAGAGTTACTGCAGCTAATCAAGTTTTAAATAATATTAAATCTGAAATAGGTAAATGTAATAAAATGTCTAAACCTGATAAATGTAGAAATAATTTACAAAAGATGGCTAATAAATGGAACAAAATATTGATGCATAATAAGGCTAAGTTGGATCAATTATAAATAATGGAGGATAGAAAACAAATGGAAAAGAAAGTGGTAAAAAAGGAAGTTAAGAAAGAAGTAAAGAAACCTGTTCAAGAATCAAAAGAAATAGTTCTTGATAAAAAGGCTTTAGAATATGCTATTAGAAAAATGTTATTCTCCTCTATTTCTGAGAGTAAAATTCTAAGAGAAAAATTATCTTTTGATGACCATATTAAACTTTGCGAATGGACTACTAAACTTACTTATGAAAATTTAATCCTTGTTTATTTAGGTGAGAATCCTAAGTCTAAATTAAATGAACAAGATGCAGGTAAAATTAGAGATTTTGAAGGAAGAGCTAAAACCGCTATGAAATATGGCTTTGCTGGTCTTGCCGGTGGATATGGTATTAAAAAGGCTGCTGGTAAAATAGGTGTTGCATCTAAACTTCCTGGTGCAACTAAAACTATTGGCGCAGCAATGTTGGCATTTTATATATTTAGAAAATTTACAGATCCATGTTTTAGAAAATGTTTAGGTACAGGCACTTTAGGTGTAATGGGCAAGAAACATAAACTTTGTAAATATGAATGCCAAATTAATGCAATAAAAACTGTATTAGGGCAGCTCAGAAGTCAAAAGAGTGTATGTGCTAAAACTCATAATCCAGAAAAGTGCCTAAGGCAATTATCTAAGCTCGAAATTAAATGGGCTAAAAAATTACAAGAAACTTTAGCTAAATTTAATGAAACCCGTGCAAAGATATAAATCAATAAAGTCATTTATATTAGAGACAATTTCTAAGAGTAAAATATTACGAAAGAAATTGTCTCTATCAGAACATCTAAAATTGTATAAATGGGCTACACAATTAAATGAAGATCAACTATGTGATTATTTATTTGAATCTAATCATATTCCTAATTACACAGTTCAAAAAATTTTAGATGTAGGATTGGCTGCTGCAGTAATAGCACCTATTCCTGGGAGTGAATGGTTATTTTTAGCTGTAAGATATTTAGAAGAAAATTTTAGTAAACAGTGTTTGAAAAAATGTGAATCAAGAAAACATGAAAAGCAAATTTGCTATTGGAGCTGTCATCTGGATTCAATAATTAAAGTTAGAACAATTATAGAACAAGAATATAATAAATGTCGTTATGAACCATTAGAAAAATCAAAAAATAAATGTTTTAAAAAACTAGGATATTTATTAGGTAGATGGAAAGATAGAGAATTAAAAATTAAAAATAAAGTAGATATAATGCAAAGAATGAAAGTCATTAATAGACTACGGAGATAATCATAATGCAATTGTATAACAGAATATATGATTACATTAAAGACTATCAAAGTTTAGTATATGACACATATAGCAAACATGTAGTTGCATATCCTATTACATATTATCATTTAGATATAACTACAGTTGTATGGGATGATAAGAACCTCATGGGCGGATACTATGAAAGGATTGGTGAATTATCAGGATTGAAATGGGATAAAATATTATTGCTTCCTGTTTATTATACTGAAGAAATGATTGCTCAATGGAATGCTGAAGATATAGGTTATGTATCATTTACTGAAACTTATGCCATTATTCCTGAGACTTATGGATTTATACCTTATCCAAATGATGTAATAAAAATAGATCAATTGTATCAACCACAACCTGATAATAAATATACTATTTATACATGTACTGGAGTTTCAAAAAGTACAACAGATAAAGTTTTTTATAAATTACATTTTGAGGTTGAACAATCTAGAACTCCAGCTGATATGGATTTACAATTATCAAATACTTATACATGGTTAGATTATACTAAAAAGATTCATACTTTAAATGATGCAACATTCTTAACAAATATGTTATCTAAAAATCAACAATTGAAGGAAAATTCAAAAATAAAGTATGATAAGAATGTAGGATATTATTTTTTATAAGAAAGGAAAAGTGATGAACAAATTAATTTCATTATTTATTCTATTATTTATAATGGGATCTTATAATTTAGTTTATGCAATAGATGGATTTATATCTGCAGAAATTGATTCAGATGTTTATGGTAAACATTTAGCTCCAGATTTTCAAGGGCAATTAGGACAAGTGTTTGGTGATTATAGAATTTATGGAGCTTTTGAAAGATGTAATGAAACTCCAATATTTACTAATAGTGATGAACATTACAGACTTGGAATTGAATATAATCATTTTGATAACTTAAAATTAGAAGCTGGGCCTGGATTATATCACGGACGAGCTTTTTTATTTGGGAAAATTACATACTCATTTGATACATCGAGGAAAGGAGATGCCAAAACTAAATAATTGGATTGATAAAATTTGTATTACTATATCTGATTTATTAGGAACTAATTTTTGTATATTTATATTTATACTTATAGCATTTGTTCCTTTATATTATCAAACACCAAAAACAATATCAGAATGGCAAAATTGGTTAAGCCAAACATGTATTCAATTAGTCGCTCTTGCAGTATTACAAAAAGGAACTAAAATTGAAGGTAATCGTACATATAATATGCAAAAAGAAACTCATGATACAGTAATGAATGAATTTGCTGAAGTTAAAGAAATGCATGAGTTCTTACTGAAAGAGATAAAAGAAACTAAAATATATTGTAAAGGATGCAAGAATTAGCAACAAACTATCCTTAGTATTTTTATAAAATTTATTCGATTTGCTATAGGTATTTCTTGATGTATTTTTAACATTTTAGTTATAGCAACAAACTAAAATAGAATAAAGAAGTAACATATCATTAAATGTTTGTTGTTCAAAAATATGTACTAAAATATAAAATCGTACGTTTTTCCATAGGCGTTTCTTGATTTATTTTTAACATTTTGAATTTAGCACACAACTAAAAATATTTTTAGAGGTTAAAGACCAAAATGAGTAAATTTAAAACAATTGTTGAGGCTTTAATTGCATCATCAAATTATATACTAAGAGACATAGAAATTACTGATGATAAGATAGTTGCCGATTCTGGTAAAAAAGTTATTGCTAAAATTGAACTTGCAGTTGACACTCTTTTAAAAATAAGAAAAGAAGATAAGGATAAATAAATAATGGCAAGTACTCCTACGACTGACACACAGACCAGTATTTCTAATCAAGTATATTTATCCCGTGATAATATCCGTAATCAAATAATTGAATTAGCTCAAACTTATCTAGATTTAAAAGATGTTGATTTAACAAAGTCTTCTTTCTTATCTTTTATAATTAATGTAATGTCTACATTAACATCCAATCTTTTATTTTATGAAGCAAGTGTATTTAGAGAATTCTTTTTAACGCAAGCACAGCTTCCCTCATCGGTATTAAATTTATCGACCTTTATAGGATATACACCAAAACTTGCATCGTACTCAGTGGCAGAATTATTGGTTACAGTACCATTAACTTTTGATAGTTCTAATATAACTTTTGATATTCCATCTCAATTTAATTTTTATGCAAATGATTTAACCTTTCAAACATATTTTGATTCTTTAGTTACTGTAACCAATAATAATTCTGCAACTATACTTTGCACTGAGAATAATAAAATATTTAATTTACCAGTATATATAGATACAACATCTACAAATACTCTTTCATTTATATTACCTGTAAATCAATATCAAACTGTAGTTCAAGAATTTCAATTAGATTCTGACATACAGACTTATCAATTTGTCTCATTGGATGTTCCATTTTCAGGACAAATTGCAGATATTTTAGTTGAAGTAAATTATCCAAATAGTTTAGCATGGATTACATATACACAATTTAATAGTTTATATTTAATGGCTGCTACAGATTTAGGATATACAATAAAAAGGACAACCTCTGGTGTAACATTGAATTTTGGAAATGGTTTAATTGGATTCCAACCTATTCCCGGTTCTTCAGTAAGAGTTACTATTGAATTAACAGAAGGTGAAAATGGAAATGTAATTGCTGGTTCTATATCTCAAGGGGATAGATTATATACTCAAAGTGATAATGTTACAGAATTGGTTAGTTATACAGTTTCTAATCCAACTTCATCTAGTGGCGGAGCAGATGAGGAATCTTCTGATCAAATTAAATCAAATGCAATTAAAAATTTAGTATCTATGAATAGATTAGTTTCAGAAACTGACTATTTGTATGCAGATGTAGTATTACAAACTTCACCAATAACTACACCATTTCCTGTATTAAAAAGATCAGATGTTAAAATTAATGAGATTCAATTATATAGTGCTATTAATTATTTAAGTGGAATAGTTCCTACAAGAAATTTAGTTTATAATACAAATACTGGAAATTTAAATATTCCAAGAGGAACTATTATAAACGATAATGGAACTAATTTTTATACTTTATTTGATTTAAATGTAGATTTAATAAATAGTTGTACTTATTATAATTATACAGTTTATCAAATTACTCAGGTTGTTTCATTATTATCAAGTTATGGATCTACATATAATTTAGTTGCAAATGCTTTAACGATTACTAAAAATTTAGATTCTTCTGTTACATTAGATTTAGGTTATCAATCTACAGAATCTGATTATCAAACTGCATCATGTACGATGACTATTCAACAAGGAAATCTTAGTTATAGTTTTTCCAATGATTATAATAATAGCCAATTCACTTATACATTTCCATCTTATTTAAATGTACCTGATGGTAGCTTAACTTTTATTTTTACAATATCTCATAATAATACTACAATATCTCAGTATTCTGTTAATTCAATTATTAGACAAGATTTAAGTCAATTTATGTTATCCAATACTTTAATAGATGGAACAAGTGTTATTATATATGATATTCCTGGAATTGAACAAGATTATTATGATGACTTATCTACAGTTTCATCTAAAAGAGATTTTGAATTAAATGTATTACAATCAATGTTAACTTCATTTAATTTCTCTAATTATAGAATGATGACAGATTTTACAAATATTAAATTTACAAATACATCTGGTTTAATGATGAATATGCAATTAAATACTACAACACAAAAAGATGTAAAAGATATTTATTTGACTGCAGTTCCTTCTAATCCAACTCTTGGTGATAGATATATTGTAACAGGAGCAGAAGGTGGAGCATGGTCTGGACAAAATTGGACTATTGCTCAATGTATTCATACAAGCCCAACATCATGGTCATTCCAAACATGTTCTACAGATGATATAGTCTATGTTACAAATAAAGGATTAAAATATATTTTTAGTGAAGGAACTTGGGTTCTTCCAAATTATCAAATACCATTACAAATTTCATTAGAAGTATTTAGATCTCCAATTTATTTTGGTGGAGATAATGATTTAGCTAATGCAATCACAACTGCATTATTAACTGCATTTAGTTCTAGATTTGGATCCAATATTGAATTATATAGATCCGAAATAATTTCAATTGTTCAATCCATAGATGGTGTAAACCATTGTAGATTAATTACTCCAGCTTCTAATATTTTCTTTAATTTTAGTATAGATAATTTTACTCAAGACCAATTATTAAATTATGGACCTGAATATGTATTCTTTACAGCAGATGATATTACAGTAAAGGTCATACAATAATGAATATATTACTTCAAAATGCTAATATTGATGATAGAAAATTAAAGTCATATCTCATTAATGTTGTAGCCAATGAATTGACTAATCTTTCTGAGCCATGTTATTTTCCGAAGTTAAAAGTCCATTATTTTCAAATTTTACATCTTTGTAATTTAACTGAAAATGAAGTAAAAGATTCAGTTCAAAGATTCTATAAAGACACCCCTATTATAGAAAAAGAGTGGAAACTCGAACAGAATGTTTATTCTACTTTATTAATTGCCTTAATGAGTTATTATCTAAATAAAAAAGATATACAAACATACAATTCTTTAATGTTATATTTTGTTGTAATGATGTATACTAATCTTATGTTAAGTCATATAAGATATTGTAATCCAGATATATTTAGATATACTTTAGAGCATTTAAATAAAACTCATTTATTTAGTAGAGAAAAAACTATATCAGGCGCATTATTTTTTATTGGTAGAGAAATGTCTAGAAGATATCCAAATACATTTCAAGAGTTAAATGATCCAATGTTGGTTAGTAAATTCATAAGAGAGTGTAGACATAGAATTTCTCAAAGTGTTAAAAGTTTTAGAGAATTATACTATAGAACTAAAGAAGAAGGAGTTGGATTTAAAAATCCAATGGAAGATGAAGAAGGAACTGAAATTAGTCCCATTGATAGAAAAGGTGAAGTTATAGAAAAAGTAGTAAAAAAAATAACCATGTATAAAGAAGTAGATAGGAAAGCCCTTGAAGATGCAAGAAAGATAACAAAAATACGAGAATCTTTAGCTACAATGATAGTTCATGAATTATCCGATATAAAGTATTCCGATGATGTTAAGATGATCCTAGAACTATTTGTGAAGGATTTAAAGGATGTTAAATCTGTATGTGATAAAGAATTTTATAAGTATGTCCGGTCTCTAATGGCAATTAAAAAGACTCTACAAAAAGTATTTTTTAAACAACAAGTCGTTGTCTTACTTGAAAAAATATTTACAAGATTAGATTATATGCAAGCCTTTCATAATTTTACTACACAAACTCAGTTCTTTATTTTATCCTTCCTTGCTTTTTATATCACCATAGTATTTAGAAATTTTGTTTGTTAAAATCTTGGTATATAATTCTGTACCTTGGTAATAGCTTTAGCAGAACTTACTACAGAATTTGCAGTTGATGTTGCTTCATTCACTATTCCTTTTGCAGTATTCTCCGCTTCTTTAGCCACGCCTAATGCTGTTTTTTCCAATTCCCCGGGTATTGCAGTTACCTCATTTATTATTCCTTTAGCCTCCGCTATAGCACCTTGAACTGTTCCTTTAATTTCATTAATATTACTTTGAACTTCTGCAACAACTCCGGTTACTGTAGACCTTATATTTGCAATAGTTTGGTGCACATTAGAAATTACAGATCCTAAACTCACAGGTTGTTCTTGTTGCAATGTAGTAAAAGTACTCATATCAGAATTATTAATCCTAGAAGCTGAAGAAGTTTCTGTAGGAATAGTTGTAGGAGTATTTGATGGAGTTGTAGGTGTTGTATCAGTGGAATTAGTTATTATAGAATTAGTTTCGGAACTAAATTGAACATCCGGACTTTCTGCTCGAACTGTTCCTTTTTCTCTTAACACAGTTAAATATTGCCCTATGGAAGGTCTGTCTGAACTTTTACCTGTAATTAAACTTGTATATAATGATTGGAATTCAATTCTTACATCTATCATTGTGGGTCTTTGATTATATGCAATCATATTTTCCATACCCAATTGCACCGATATTCCTGATATTGCAGCAGGATTCATAATAAATAAACCTTTACATTTAATATTACATAAAAATGGAAAACCATAAACATTATCCTCTTTTGCCATTTGAATTGGTGTGCCCAAAGTAAGAAGAGCTGCTAATGGTGCCAATAAATAATTTTCATGCATTTTATCATTTGCAGGAACTGGATTATGTAATCTTACAGTTATAGAAAATGTAGGTACAAAACTACTTCCCTTCCATACATGAGGGAAATCAATTCTATTTCCTGCCATTACTTCATCTATTAATGTTGTTACTCTTTCTGCTACTCCTTTATTTCCTAATTGAGTTCCTAATTTTCCAATAAAATCGGTTGCCGATTGTTTAGCTCCTAATATTCCAGCCCCCAATGTTTTTGCAATTTCACCTTGTGACCCAGCCAAAGCCCCAGCTATTTTACTAACACCTTCAGATGCAGTTCTAGTTCCTGTCATAAAAGCTATTTCACTTGCTCCTTGTGATGCAACATCTGTAGACTTTTGTAAAAAACTTTCACCCCATTCATTATTTACAGATAATGAAGGAAAATTATCTGCTATAAATGCAATTTGAATTGGAAAATTAATTGAATATCCAACTTTTTTTAATTCCGCTTTATATTGTTCTTTAGCATCTTTTAAAGTAAATAAAGTTAAACCTTGCTGAAAGTTTGGAATACTTGGTATAATTTCTAATATTGGCATAGAATTCAAAATCATATTACTAGACATTTCATCTTGAGGGGGTAATCCAATAATTAATGGAACTTCAGCTCTTATAGTTTCTTTATTTGAAGATGTAGGAGCTTGACTTTTATTATTCTTAATTACTTTTGTACCTTGACTTGGTGTTGCCATTAATTTAATCTCCCATTTTTAAACATTTTCAAAAAAAAAATAAACCCGGTGAATTGGATTTATTTTTGAATATTATATTTTTTTGTCATTTGTGGTTGATTTCTTCTTTTTTTAATTCATCTATTACTTTATCTGCCAGTTGTGAAGTCCATTCTGCTAAATCTTTTTCAGATTCTTGAACCCAAGCTAATTCAGAATTGTATTTTTTAAAATTTTCTTTGGCTTGCATATATTCATTGCAATCATCTTTATATCCATACCATCCTTCTTTACATGCAACCCATCCTTCTAAATAATGTCTCTTCTGTATATATTCATTTAATTCATTAATCATATTAATATCTTCATTTTCTTTTTCAACCAAAAGATCCATTAAAAATTTCTGAACTGCTATGTAATTATCGCCATATTGTTTTATATCTACTTGTGATTTAGGAGTTAATTCAATGGAAAATCCTTTAGACATTGCATTACCTTTAATTATATCTTTCATAGTCGAAATATAAAGTTGACATTTTTCATGTTCTATTTTTGCTTTTTCTTCTTTACTTTGCCCACATCCACATACTAAACATATTGTAATTATTCCAAATATTAATTTTCGTAACATAATATATCTCCTTTATTATAAATTAATTTTAAATTCTTAGTAATTAATATATATAGAAGATATAGATATAATGATTTAAAATAGATTACCATGAGCAACATTATGTAATTCTGCATCAAATGGATTTTGATGTTGCCCACTATTATTTGTAGTATTTATATTTTTTATAGATGATGCAACATTATTTGTGCTTACCACTAAATTATTTCCAAGTGTTGTTAAATTTCCCATTGCTGCAGCTTGAAATTTTTCATTTGAATTTTTCATAGCGTCTATCTGCAACGATTCTTTAGCAACATGCATATCTACTAATTCTTTTTTAGAGAATGCATTATAATATTTTTTAACTTTTTCTATATATTGGCGTGTTTCTTTTACTGGATGAGAAGCTCCTCTTCCCCCACCATTATAATAGCCTAAAGCTTTATCTAAATTACCATGATATTTGTTTAATAAATATAATAAAAATTTAGTTCCCCCCCTTACATTTTGTACCGGATCATATGCATTTGTGACGCCCAGTTGCCTTGCAGTAGGAGGCATTAATTGCATTAATCCCTGGGCTCCTCTACTAGATGTAGCATTTGGGTTTCCCCCACTCTCCGCTTGAATGACGGCTTTTACTAAATCACTACCATTAACTCCCCAATTTTTAAAGTCAAATGTTTTACCAAATCCTAGATCATCAATACTCCATCCTTTTTTTCCAGTCCTAGCAGCTGGATTTTTAGAAGCAGGTGCATTTGGAGCAGGTCTCATATTATTAGGAACTGCACCATTTCCAATATTAACTTCAGGAAATAATTTAGAAAATTGAGATAACCATTCACCACCTTTCCATCCAATTATTGCTCCTCCTAATATACCCATTGGATTCCCACCAGTGGCAACAGCTCCCAAAGATGCACCAATTACAGCCCCTTCTATTTTCATAGATCGTTTACTTAAAAAACTAAAAGTAGATTGAACAACATCTTCAATTGTATCAACCGGATGTTGAATAACTTTCATAGCTCTCATTGCAATACTTTCTATTCCTTCCCACATTCCATTCAATGATTTAGCAATTCTTTCAGGTCCAATATATCCAAATATTCCACCTATTAAAGCTCCAACAGGAGGCCCAAATGGGGGAGCCAACATTCCAATGACCATACCTCTCATTGCACCAAAGAATGCACCTTCCATTTTTCCTAAGAATCCATGGAATCCTCCTTTAGATTGACCATAATCTCCACCACCTAAATATCCACCTAAAGTAGAGAAACTTTTTTGAGCACCAGTTGCTTTACCACCAAACCATTCATTAGACTTTCCCTCGCCAGCAAAGGCATTCATTAGGGAATCTACAATTCCTAATATTCCAGCTCCTTTTAAACCACCTCTAGCAATTGCACCTTTATTATTCCATAGACCTTTTGCTCCACCCCATAATCCTTTACCTAAAAATTTTGCTCCGGACCATGCCATTTTACCCATAGCTAAAGGTATAGTCCACTTAAAGAATTTTAAAAGTTTAAATATTTTTTCTCCGCCCCAAAATCCAGCCTTGAATATAGGACCTAAAAATGGTATTCCTCCTAAGAAACCTTTTACTCCTGAATATAATGCCATTATCATTAAACCTAGATCACTAAAGAAACCTTTACCTTTTTTATACATAGTATGAACACCTTCTTTAGTTCCTTCGGTTGCATCTTGAATTTTCTTTAATCGTTTATCCATTGTACTATTTTTGGCAACATCTATATATTCCGCATCAATATATCCGGCTCCACCTGTCAATAATTTTTGACCGCCACCAATTTGACCATATTTTCCTCTTCTAAATTTATTTGCTATCCAACCAAACATTCCGCCTAAACCTATTGCTGAGGCTACGGCTCTAATTCTTTGATAATTTGTATATGTTTGATTCCCAGGAGGTGCAACATCTTCACCTGTAATTTTTTCACTTAATCTTCTTAAGTAGAAAATCATTTGGTCATATCTTTCCATACTTCTTACATAAGTTATAGCTAAAATATTGGCCATATTTTCTTGAACATTTGTGGAATGTGGTAATTCTCTTTCATACCTATTTCTAACTTTGAATAAGAATTTTGGTATTTTATTAAATACTGAATCTAAGACATGTAATCCTGTTGCTACTTTTCTAAAGAATGGATTTTGCATTACATATTTAATTAAGTGAGATTTAAGATCAAGTCCCATTCCAGTCATTGCTAATTTTAAACTAAATAATGTATTATAAATTTTAGATAACCAACCACCTTTATCTAAGCTAACTTTACTATTCAATAATTGTTCTGTTGAATATTTTCCTTTTTTAAATAATTTACTTATTGGAGAAACTACTTCACCAGCATGAACGTATACAACTCCACCTTTAGATATTAATCCTCCGGATTGTAATTTTGGAATATTTTTTGCTCTAATACTTGCATTGGAAGGTGAATCAAAATAATCATCGGATTCATTTAATCCTTGTTTTTTTCTACGTCTTCTTGCTCTAAATTCTTCAAATGTAATTGCGGATTTAAATCTTTCCCAACCATATCTTATATATTGTCCTATACCAGATAAAGCTCTACCAATATTTTGTTTCATTCTTTCAGCTGCATTTCTAAATACATCTGTTTCCATAAATTTAGCTGCAAAATATCCAAAGATAGGTGTTGATTGTGATAGAGCCATTGCAACCATATTTTGTTTATTAAAACTCACATCTTGACTTATAGCTCTACTATATTGAGCAATTGCATCTTTTGTAGATCTAGCGGTTGCGGATGTAATTTTTATAACACCTCTGGATAATGTATCAATGGTCATACTAAATTTACTTAATATTTTAGTTACAGATGATGTAACTTCTTTAACACTTCTATCATTATATCCGGCTTGGTCAATGTATTTATAACTCGATCCCATTGAGCCAATATTAGCGGAGGACCTATTAATATCTCTTCTGGTATCCATATTCATTCTATTAATATTCGCAGCGACAGAATTAATATTTGCTACTTCTGCTATTTCAGCTTTGGATAATGTAGTCTTTACTGGTTTTTTTGGAGGAGCCATTCTTTATTTCCCCTTATGCTTTACTTGCTAAGAATGAAATCATTTTGTTATATTTACTAGATTTATCTGACTCTGATAATATACATATAACTTCTGAAGGAATAAATAATTCTTGAATATGAATTGATGGGACAATATTATTAAATTCTGATTTATATACGTCTTTAATAGGATCTAATATATCAGAATATTTAGATCTTGATTTAAGCATATCCATCATTCCATAATGAATATACATCATAACTACATTGCAATATTTAAGTAATAAATTTTCAAAATCATCTGTATTTAATTCTGTAATTTTAGAAAAGTTTTCAAATATTATTTCATATAATTTTCTCGTGCTATACATTCTGGTTAACTCAAAATAATTATACATAAAATTAATAATATTTTTTGTTTCTTTTGTTATATCACCTTTTAACTTAAATACTTTTGTAAAATAAGGAACATAAAATTTCAATAATGTTTCACCAAATAATGATATAAATTGTTTAGGATATTCACTTGAAAACATATGAGTTAATTCATGTATAGTTGTTTCTGCTAAAAAATCTGCATATTTTTGAGTTATAATATTTTCTTTATGGTCTATTAAAATACATATTTTTTTCTCTTCTGGTAAATAAAATCCTACAATATGTTTAGCTTCTGAAGGTAAATCTTTAATTTCTAATTCAAATACTCTTAAGAAAACCTTCGTATAATAACACGGGATTAATTTCTTTTTTTCAACTAATCTTATATAATCATTAGCATAAGGTTTACTTCTATTACCAATTTTAATAGCATCAATAAATTTTTTAGTTAAAGTTGAAGATGTGTATAAAGGATGATCATTATATTCTGCAACCTTTTTTAAACTTATATCTATAGCAAGTTCATTAATGTTATCCATGTTACTCCTGATTATATAAACTTAAAATATCTACAAAGCCTTGATGTTCATCTAAATGTTCTTTGATATCTTTTATTAATTTATCATTATCCATTTCACCAGAATAAACATCTTCATTCATTCCAATTATATCAGAGAATACACTTTCATATTCAACTGAATGTTGTAACACTAAAGGTGGATCCCATTTTCTTACATAAAAAGCGCAACCTGTTGCTAATGCTAAATCATCTTTACTTCCAATGTCAGCTTCAACTCTTCCTTTCTTTTCAGTTAAACCAATTAATTCTAATGCTAATCTTTTTGATTTTACAATTTCTGGGAACTCTGTAATGTAAGAATATAAGGAATCTATAATTAAAGGTCTTGTTTTACTATTATTACTTAACCCTCTTCTCATTTGGCTACCTTGAGTTTTAGATGTAGTGACTCTTGGATTAACAGCTCCTGCAACCTTTTCTTTATAAAGCATAATCATATATTCACTATTATCAATTTCTTCAGCAACATTATTTCCATAACCACATGTTGTTTCAATAACACAACATCCAGGATATGTAGAACATGCTAATTTAACAATTTTAGAAAAATCCATAACTTTACACTTTGTATGATATTCCCATACTTGTTCTAAAGTTTCATAATCCCAAACTGTTATAGCAGAAAAATCTCCTCCATATTCAGAAGCTGTATCAACTCCTATTAAATAAAATTTTCCTTGTATAGGTTTTTGAAATACCCATATTTCACCACCAAATATTTTACTTTTTTCAATTGGATCTACAGTATTATTTTGTAATGATATAATCGTTTTTTCATCAAAGAATGATCCTTGTCCTGATAAGAACTTTAGATCAAGTTCCTGCATTATTTTCTTTTCATCATTACCTGCAAGTCTTCTTTGTGTTTCATACCATTCTGGATCTTCTGCTAATTCTTTAACATCTTTCCAATGTATAATAAAATCTTTAAAGATATCAGTTTTGGCTACAGCTGAACAATATCTTTCATAGAACCATTTTCCTCTACCAATTGTCTTATTAGGAGTAGATAATATAACAGTTCCATAAGGAATTCCAGCTTTTTTAGCTTGTCTATGATTTGTAGATAAAGTTGAAATCATCCCCGTCCATGCTTCATCCATATTTGAAATAAATGCTGC